GGCTCCAAAAGCTCTTGCTGCTTTCGGTCACGGTCCACAGGCAACGCCTCTGTGATTGAGCGATTGATCTTGAAATTCACCTTGATCGGCTCGTTTCCGTAGGCCACGGCGTAGCAGTTCACATAGCCGAGGCTAACACCGCTGTAGACGCTTCCAAAGTCAAGTGGGGCGGTCTCGTACAGCGGGTAGTCCTGAATCGACGTGCCGGCCGAGTATGAGTCCGCGCCATGCCCGTACTTGGCCCGAAAGCCGTCAGCAAAGACATTGATCCCAGCCATTTTTGGGTCATTACTGCCAAAGTAAACATACCCTCTGTGGTCCCTGGTCTCGGCCGCACACTGCATCGGGTAGTTCTCCCGATAGCTCCAAGCGCCCACATCATAGTGAAACACCAGCAACAGATTGTTCTTCTTCCCAATCGTGGGAACGCACAACCAATACTCTTTGTCTCTCCGATTGATGACACTCACGGCAGCATTGGTTGATGAGTCATCAATCCGGTCGATCAGCTTCTTGATCGGGGTTGACAGGTCAACTATCGTTGTCGGGGTCCCGGTGTTCTCCAGGGCTCCCTGAAGCGTGAACACCCCTTCACGGCCCAAAAACAGCAGCCCAATTGACGGCACGTTGGCGATGCTGTTCGGTGCGATACAGCCAATGTCCTTGTTGAGCGTCTGGGCGTGAAACCCGTTCACAGGGTCACCTTTGATTAGGTAGACCCCACGGGACTTGAAGGCCACCAAGGCATTGTTGGTAGCGTAAAGCCCGGTAATCTCTCCAGAGTCGGTCTCTCCGATCTCGAACACATTGGCATCTGGAAACACCTCTGGCATCCCAGGAGCACTGTACCGAATGCGATTGTCGGTCATCCCAGCAATGAACATCGTGTTCTTGAATGCGGCCAGGTACTTTGCCTGCGCAGGCCACGGGCCAAAGTCTTCCGGGTCTCGGATTCCACCCACATTCGCGTCCGAGATCCCGTCCTCGAAAACGGTTGATTCGTTCTCTTGAAGCTCTTTGATGAAGTAGAAGTTTCGACCTTCCTGTGGGGAAATGGAGTCCCCATTGTCATCGTATATGTCACGTGTCCTGTAGATTCGTCTGGCGACTACGTCTGGCCCACCAACAGAAATCGTGACCTGGGTAAATCTTCGTTTCCCATCACAGCACTCGAACTCAACCAGATTGCTGGGCTCAGACATCGGGCCTTCTTGGCCACGCTTGTTCACAAATGAAACCCGGTACTGATACGCACACAGTTTCCCATCTACCCACTTGCGGTTGAACTTGTTGAATGCTCCACGCGGGCGCGTGCTTCCCAATCCTTGACCTCGCACCCGTGTACCAAGGAAAAGCCCTGTGTCGGCCTCTTGGTTGTCGTCATCAAGCGTTTCAACGAACAAGCCAGCACGGTAAATCACTGACCCATTTGGCGCGGCCGGTGGGCCAGAAAACCCAGCCCGGCTCGTGGTTCGCCCATCAAAAACGATTGGCTCATCGGATCCATTCACCAAGTAGACTCGGCCGCCGAATGTCACGCTCTGTGTGCCAGCGAAAGATGTCCTCGGGATGAATCTGGTTCTTGAAGTTCCGTTCCAAGCAAGGCCCTCTGAATCCCTCAACGATGAAAATGGGTCAGAGCCGGCGATGGCAAACCAGTCGGGCCTCAGTTGAGCCAGCTTTCCTGTCGAGTCCTCAAACAGGATGTGTCGCTTCGCGCCGTTATGTCGCCCATAGTAGTGGATCGAAGTAATGTCCCCATTCGCAGACCAATCGAATCGGTCGTCCGTAACAGAGTCAAACGCACCAGCCGTTCTCCACCCATCATTGATGTCCCACGACATTTCCTTGATCTCAGAGGCTTGGTCGGCAGTGACCCGCCAGCGGTCGTCCATGCCGCGAAGGCGGAACACTTGAAAAGTCTGAGTTTTCATGACTTGCTCGGCACGCCCCAACGCTCTTTGTCGGTGAACGCACGGTCAAATCCGCGACGTACATACATCCGGTCAGAACGAGAAAGGTACTTGGCCTTCATCTGATTCAGGATGATGCTCGCCCGGCCTTCGTAAATCTGAGAATGACTCAGCATCCCGTGCTGCATGCATATGTCTCGAAGTGCCAAGAACACCAACAGGTGATGATACTGCACAGGCCAGTTTGGAGTATCTGCCTCGTTCACAAGACGGAACGGCCTCATCAGATACCGGCCCTCGATCTTGTAGTCACTGGCTGGGGTATACCAAAGCCGGATGTACTGGCGTGGGCCTATTTCATTGAGTTGATTCAAGTCATACAGAACACCGTCTATATCCACAGGAGAGGTTGTCCCAAGAACCGTGTTGGTAGTGAGTTCTTCCCCTTCATCCGTGTATGAGGTAACCGACTCAGAGATGGTTGCGATATGTCGCCACACACCAAGCCCGAGCGTTCTGCTTCTACCAAGCCTGCTGGAACCAAGAGAATCCAGTCTCCTGTAAATCTTCTTCAACCTGCCGGTGTCTTTGTCTGAACCGGAAACTCTTTTGGCTGATGTATTTATGAATCCATTAAGCGCTATGTGGAGATGCCCGGTAGTTGACAGGGTAATCTCAGACACAGGAGACGGGGCGCTCTCTCTTCCAGCATACAAGTATGTGTAGCAATACTGATATGTGTCTCCAAGCGCCAGGTTTGAAGAGGAGCCACTTGAATCCATCGGATCCAAGACTATAGCCAAGTCAGGCGGAAACACATCCGCGTGCATCTCTTCGATGCTCACAAACGGGTCGCCCGTATCGTCCCGGTCCAGGTACAAGAACTCTTCTTTTCGGGCATCCAAGAACGTGAACCGGCCACGGTCTGGCGCGGTGGTTGTCTGGGTGCTGGTGTAGGGGTCATTGGGGAAAGCGGCATCTGTATACGACAACGTCTCAGTCATCGTGATTCCACGATCTACAAGCCCCAAGACCTCAACACATTCACGGGGCAGCGCGTATCGCTTAAACTTGATTTTCCAGTCGGTGAACGTCCCATTTAGAGACTCGTTAATCACAATGCTGCGCTCATCCGGCCGTCGAGTAATCTCATACTCGCGGTTGTTCACCACAAAGAACGCGCCCTCAACATCGACCGGCAGCAGCTTTACAGCAGAGGTTCCAGCGCCTGTCGGAAGGTCGCCCTTTCTGCTGTTACTAAATGTCATCGTGTCCGTAGACGATCCATCAATATCGGCGCGAAGCGTCAGTTCAAATCGCTTCTGCATGAACAGCCAATGGTACTGACTCGAAACCTGCTGATAATGCCGATTGACAATCCGCGAGGTCATGTCCTTGTACTGCTGCAAATCCGGGTTGTAGTCCAGAGCGGCGTTGATTTCTTCTCTGATTTCCTTCAGATTCACTGTGTACCCCCCAAAAGAAAACCGGCTGCTGAAGCATTGTACCCCAGCAGCCGGTAGTGGGCGCGGAGCCCGGTAGCGAAAATGGCTTAGAAGAGGCCCTGATCGATAATCATAACGGTTGCTTCGTTAGCACCGTAGGATCCGGCAGCATCAGCAGTAAGTGCAATGCCGACGATACCAGAGTTGGTGTGTGTACCAGCCTCATACTGGTCGATTTGACCCGCAGAGCCATCGTCTCCGGCAGCAAGTGGAAGACCTGCTGTGATATTACCATCGGTCATAGCGCCACTACCAGCGATGGAGCTATCGCCATACAGGCCTGCGGTCTGGATCACAATGTTACCAGCAGCCGTTGTGGTTTCTGTGGCCACACCAAAAACCAGGGGATCGCCAGCCCCAGTGGTGGATGGACCCGTAACAACGGAGCCGCCAAGACCATTTGTCGTATCAGACAGGTTGAGCGCGACCCAGGCACCCTTGGTGATTGCCGCCGTGCCGTACAGCGTCACGAACTTCTTTGGAAAATGATCAACGCCATCGACGCCGTCTATCTTATGAACTGCCATGTTGTCCTCCCACTTTTGACTATATGGCTATGAAAATGGGCAGGGACCACCATGGCCCCCACCCAATCAAGGTGACTTAGAAGGTTTCCAAGTCGAATGCGATACCGCTGGAACCGAGGTGCTTCGCGATCAACTGACCACGGCACCGCAGCTTGGCGGAACGAACGTCGTACTCACCCGAGACAGTCTCGAAGTCGCTCAGGTCGAAGTATCCCTTCGGGTCCCAAAGGACGTGGATGTCGTCCAGGTTCAGCATGTAGAAGCTGATCGGATCGGCGGTGGTGTTGGTTCCAGTAGTCGGCATGTTCCGCTCGACATTGATCTGGACACCGTCCCAATACTCGACCAAACGACCACCATCGATCTTGCTTTGATCGACGTACCGCTCATGGGCCTGCAACGAACGCTTCAGGTTCTTGAACCCGGCGCGAGAGGCAAGGATCACGTTCGGGGGGCCAGAGGGCGAGACAGAATCGATCTCGACCTTCAGGTCGTACAGCCCAGCAAGGCCGTTCGCGTTGAAAGAGCCAGCACCATCAAAGATCTGGTTCTGCCAACCGGTCTTGGTTGTAAAGCTGGCCTTATTCACGCCACCAACGGTGTTGCCCTGGGCCCCAACAGCGTCTTGTTCGAGAAGGCCGCCGCTTGCACCAGTGACATCAACACCATTCAGGGTGCCCCAGTCTTCCCAGCCAGGCTCAGCGCCCTTCACCATTTGACGAACGAACTCACGCTTGAGCGCGTTGGCGGTCATCTTGGTGCGGCTCTCAAGAATGGAGAGAATCGCAGCGTCACCCTGGTTGGTCATCTCTTCTTCCGAGGAGATGGCGACCGGACGAACCACATGGCCCCAATCGTACTGTGCAGGGTGGAACACATCCGACACAGAGAGGTTGATCCGCTCGAAACCAGTCTGAAGACGGGTGGTCGAGGAGTGCTCACCAAAGCCGAGTGGAACCACAATCTTGGTGCCGCCGCCCTGGACAGGCTTTCCGGCTCCGTGGACACGCTCACTGGCGTCCAGAAACGCAACGGACTCATGAACATTGTCACGCCATTCCTTCATAAGAATGTGCATGGTGGTAGACAACAGTTCATTGCCAACAGTAAGGGACGTGGTTGCCATTTTAGGCTCCTAAGTTGATTCTCAGCGGAGAGAGGATGCTATCCTCTTTGCGGCTTCGGGGTTTGATTGCAACCAAGAAACAATGGATGCCGCACCCTGTTTCTTGATTTCAGGCGGAATGTCCTCAACTCCAGGCGAACCACTCACTGAACTACGCTTAATCTGTCGCGCAGACTCAGACCGGGCTTTTCGCTCTTGTGATGCACGCTTTTGGTGCTGTGCCACAAGTCGTCGGGCCCGAATAATCTCATAGGCGTCTTGAGTAGAAAGCGGCGCATTGGTGCCCTTCCTCTCACTCACAAGGCTTGCCACCTCGGTCTTAAACGCCTTCTCTTTCATCTCAGGATGTGCTGAAAGAAACTCAAGATAGGTAGATTCCTGCTGACGCTCGGCAGACGCCTCACGCATCGGGTTGAACACTTGGTTCAGCCCCTCAGCAATCCCCTTGTTGATCCTCGCCTGAATTCCCTCTTCACTCATGATGTCGGGAAGCTCAGCATCTGAAACAGACAGCGCTTCCTTTACCCGTGGGTCATCAATTACCGCAGCAAACTCTGCCTGTCGGCGCGCAAAGTCACGTTCCAAGTTCTCAATCGCTGATTCGCGCTCTGTGTACTTGTCGTTGTGCTTTGCGTGCTGCGATTCCAGCTTCTGCTTCTCCAGCCGATACGCCATGCGGAAGTTGTGAAGCATCCGACGCGCAACAGTGGGAAGTTCCTTGATGTCATCAGCCGTGATCTTCTCGTAGAAGTCATCGGTCTTCATCTCTTCGTCATCAAACTCAGCGAAGAGGGGGTCAAATCGGCGCTCATCTACACCTGGCTCAGGTTTCTCGACCTCAGCCTTGGGCTCTGCCTCAACAGCAGGTGCCTGTTCTACATCAGGCGCAGCAGCCTCAACGGCCTCTGTTTCCACATTGGAGTCATCCGACTCCAGCAAACCGGTCGAAACAGGGGGCGCTTCCTCGGCCACCACCTGAACAGACTCAGTATTATCGGTTGCTTCGTTGCTCACAAAAAACTCCTAAAAGTTGAAAGGACTCTACCACTGAAAGATTAAACGGCGCAAGACGCCGTAACACTATTCGATCTATTCCATTCCCGCAGCAAGCACCTGATCTTCTTCACCCATTTCAGCAGGGGGTGGAGCCATCTCAGCACCCTCTTCTTCGGGCATCTCCTCACCTTCCACCTCTGCACCCTCTTGAAGGTCAGCGATCAGCTTCTTGTCCTTGGCCATGCGCTTGAACTGTGCAGCCACTTTGCGAAGATCGGTGTCTGTGGTGACATCAAACGGGTCGAATCCGTATTTGTCCGCATACTCTCCACCGCCGATCATCCCAAGGGCCTCAGAAATAGCAACCAGAGGCAAAAACAGTTCGGGGGGAAGTGGCGCATCCCACTTTCCATTCTTTGCCGCGCTCAGGTCAACTTCGATCTCAGGAATCTCGCCACCCGAGAGTTTTGACATAGCCGCGTTGAACTCTGAAACAACAGTTTCAATTGTCTTCACACTAAATGGCTTCTCTGGGGGCGGCGCAGATGCTGCAATTTGCTCCAGACGGATCATCTCAGGGTCACCCTCAGCCGGGGCCCCTTCAGGGGGCGCACCCTCAACAGCGGGCGCTGACGGCACGGGTGGTGCATCAGGGGCGGCTCCAGCCTCTCCAGCGTAGGGAAGGCTCTCTCCAGTAGCGGGGTCAACAGGCATGATGTCTCCTTAAACTCGCCCTTGGTCGTTGGCTTTGCGCCATGATGCAAAGGCTGGATGATTGTCTAACCGATCACAATAATCTGCGTATTCTTTCTCATCTTTTTGATTTTCAGAATCAAACTTATCAAACTCTTTGTCTACGTTCCAATCACCATCAACGGGGGTAAGGCCACGAGCTTTACACACGTCCCTCCGATGTTGTTTGCTCGTCAACATTACACCAAGTCCACGATCGTAGTGCGGGAACGTCTCGCTGAATCTGTCAATGCGGGCACACGGAATCCATCGAGAATCGACAACATCACACTTTGGGCATTGTTGTGGCCCATCATGCTTCTCGCCTTTGCTGAAATCAATAATCTCATCAAAGTGATGCTTGCACACATTGCACATGTACTCGTGCAAGGCCAACCCGCTGGTCCGTTCAGATGAAAACTTCTTGTGCTCATGCGGATCATTCGATTGGGCCTTGGAGACCGCAATCACATATCGCGCCATACCCTCACACTCGGTACACTCATATTCAGGCGGACGATCTGAGAACCGAAAGAAATGGTCTGCGACCGAATCACACTCAGCGCATCTGTAGCTATACAGGGGCACCAGCGGCCCCCACTATCTGCTGCAACATCTGAGCCTGCTGCTCAGGAGGCAAACCAGAAATCTGGTCCAACATCTGCTGCATGTTTGGGTCATTCGCAAACATCTGCTTCAACGCCATGATCGCCTGGTCTGGAGGTAGCTGAGCAACTTGAGCGATCTCTTGCGCCATCTGCTCATCACCTGGATCGACAGGAGGCTCATCACCGGGAGCCATCTGCTCCTCTTTCGGGGCACTCTTCTTCTCTTCGGCCTCAGCCTCCTGCATCTCGGTGAACTTCGCGTCCAACTCATCAGGATGCAGATCCTTCGGCAGGTCAAACCGCTCAGCCATCACCTTCATGTATGAGCGCGCAAACGCACCCATCGGGCTGGGGTCCTGAGCCTGCTGCCACAGCGCTGAATATGGCTCCATCAAGGCCACCAGATTTTGCTGCATCGCGGCATCGGTCAAGGGTGTTCGGCCACCCTCAACAAACGTGATCTCAAACTTGGCATCCAAGTCCTCTGCCGTGACCACAATGTGCTCGCTTCGATCCTTGAGCGTCAGGGCTTCCTGATGAAGCTCCGCGTAGCCTTCGCCACGCTCTATGCCCAGCGGGCGAACCACGTCCTCATCGACATACGGCTCCTGATTCGATGCAATCCCCTGAACCAAAGCCTCTTCAACCTGAGCCTCTTCTTCCTCGTCAGCAACCTTCTTCTTATCCATCTCCGTGCCGCTAATGGCAGCACCCAGGGCCGCAAGCTCAGACTCATCCATGTCATCGAGATGACGCTTTTTGGTCACCTGCTCAGAAATCTCTTGGAACTCTTCGCTCTCGATGTCTGCACCAGCCTCTTTAGCCAGCGCCTTGATGCGCTCAACAGTCCACGGCTCTGGCTCTGTTGCCTCTTCTTCGCGCTCGGTATCTGCTTCACCATCCGAACGGGCCCCAACCTTGGCCAAGTCAACGTGCTGCTCTTCAAATGCGCCCGCGCTATCGCCCGAGTCTTGCATCGATGCGATCAGCGCACGGAGCAACAGCGCCACCATGTTCGCCAGCCATTGATCCTTGATGCTCGCGTGCATCCCAAACTCAGACTCGGTGTATTGAGTCACCGTCTGGACCTCAAAAGCCGTCGCCTTTGTGATCTGTCCACGGGCCTGTGGGCTCGTTCCAATCACGCGCTCCAAATCCATCTCAGCATTCGCTACATACTGCGAAATGCCAGATGAAATCGGTGCGTTCACAATCGGAATGATCGCATCACCCAATGGGCGCTCAAAACCAGACTCAACCTCCAACACCAAGCCGTCATGGCCCTCGGTCAGATTCGTCATCTCCTCAGCGCTAAATGTTCCCTTCCGGGTGACGTATTGCCGCGTGTCCTTGCGGGTCGCCATCGCCATATATGAACGATACGCATTCAACTCTCGAATCTGAGGCATCAACCGTTTCGTGTGGGCTATGCCTCGAAGCGGGAATTCAGGCTCATGGTTGAAAATGAGCGGCATGATGTGGCTCATCGGAGTCCCATCATTCTCAGCAAATGGAAGCGGGCCGATGTACACCGGCTCTTTGGACTTCCCGCCCTGACCCAAGACATAAATCTCAAGCCGGCCCTGGTACACGATGCTGGGGTCGTCCTTGTCCGCAATCGTGTCCGTCAAGTTGCACAACTCCAAGACACGCACAAACGCGCTCTCGTCCCCAGTCGCCACATCATTCCCGCGACGAGTCCGCTTCGACTCCGCAACAGTGCTCTGATTCGACAGGAAATCCACCCGCTGAGTCCCAGCCAGGTCTTCAAGGCCGTATTCCTGCTCAACTTCAACCTTCGGGCGATAATAAATGTGGCCACGAAACCGCTCATCCTCGCGGTCACCAACATCATGGTCGAGAACCATCTCCCACCATGGGATCACGCGCATCCAAATGCGGTCCAGCGGGTTCCCACGACCAGGGTTGTACCCCAACTTGATCCCAGAGCCCGGATAAAGAAGCGCCTGCCTCAAGCCCGTCATCACACGATGATGAACCCGGCGACTCGACAACCAACGATTGACCGCCATCTCGGACTTGTAGGCGTCCCCCTGACCGCTCGCATCAGGCGTCAACACCGCACGACTGGCCCTCGGGTACAGCGCGCTCAAATATGTGGACATCACTCCCCACAAGCGATTGACCTCAACGTCCAACTCCGTCACACGGGGATTGTTCGGATGGATGTTCCCGTTTACATGCTCCCAATACTGGGTCAGGTATGTCTTCTTGAATAGCGTCCAGTCTTTTTGACCATCGCGCATGCGCTTGTCATGAGCCTTGATCTGGTCATGAACATCTTTCGGAGTAAGCTGATCTCTGCTTTCAGTATTCTCTGACATAGCCCCTTACCGAATCGTTCCAGAAGCACTAAACGGGTTCTTGCGTGCATAATAACGCTTGCGATGATGTAGTGGGCTGGTCTTCGCCTCAGGAAGGGTCCTGCGATTCCACTCAGCCAGCATCAATGCGTCCGCGTGGTCGTCATGGTAGCCATCCTGGCCTTCGATCTTTCCGCTGATCTCACGAATATGCATAAGCTCCTGAACAGTCGAAAGATCATTCAACGCAAGGCCATCACCATTTACTACCTGGCGAAGGTGAGCATACCCCTCCTCCTTGCTCCCGCGTGTCGTCGTCCAATACTTTGGGGTCTTGCTCGCATTGACCCCAGGCTTCGCCGGTTTGTGCCATAGGGGAATCCCAACCTTGTTCAACTCCCGAATCACAACCGTCCCAGCACCACCCGTGTTCGCCTCAACCAAACAACGACCGCGATTGTAATGCGCAGACAATTCCGCAACCTTCGTCGCAAACAAAATCTCGCCACCCTGATTCATTGATAGCGTGGCCACCTGACGGCCATCGGAACTCAACACCTGGGCAACCGCGTAGTCCCCACCGTTGCACCACGAAGGGTCAACACCTATCGCATACTGCAAGCCAGGGTACGGCCGCTCGTAGATACGCAGATCTCCCTGAACCAAGGTCAACGACGAGACCACATCATTCAAATAATCGGTGTCAAACCAGCTTCCGTCAAACATCGAGAAACCGTCCTCGATCGTCAACGGATACTCGCGCCTGAAACGACGCGCGCCAATCCCGTTCACCCCATGAATCTTGTCATGACGCCAATACAACTGCTCAAGACTTAAATCATGCTTCTGCGATAGCTCCCACTCCTCTCCATCAGGCTCCCAACCGTCTGGCGTCTGGGCACTATACGCAGCATGGTCCGACCACTTGAAGAATCGAAACGCAACCGACTCATCGCCGTTCCGCTGCGCCTCCATCGCCGCCAATACCTTCTGATGAAACAAGTTCCCAGGACCATCCGCAGTCGAAACAATGATGATCTTCCTGTGCGGGCCCTCGTGCATTGTTGATGTGATCGAGGCCCACACCTCCTCAGCATTCGGCCAAAATGCCAACTCGTCCGCATGAAGACGCTGATACGTCCAAACACGCGCCTCACTCCGCCAACCAGCCGTCATGCACCGGAAACGAGCCTGCGTGTCGTCAAACAACAACTCACGCTTGTTCGACCGCCCAACCTGACGCCGCAAAGCCCTCGGCAATGACCGGTAGTAATGCCGAACCCGGCCAAAAATAGCATCAGTCGATTCATACGAATCAGCAACCACAAGACAGCGTACCGGGTCTGGGCACCAATACAAGTAATCGAAGTTGTATGCCGTCGCTATCGTCGTATCTCCGATCTGACGCGGCTTGTAATGAATCACCGTCTCAGCAGGAGACATGAAGTCCTTCAATGCCAATACCTGCTCGGAAAACGGCTCGTTAAACAACCGCTCCTGACCCTTCTCGTCCACAATCTTCAGGCGACTAATGAACTCCCCAGGATGTGATGACAGCGCCTTCAGACGCGCCTTGTCAGCCCTCTCCACTACGCCTCACCTGGCTTTGCACTCCAGGCCCCACCGTCACTACTCTTGAAATACTCCCGAAGCTCACTCAAGTCCTCAGTCTCCTGACCAGCCTTCTTGGCTCCAGGTCCATCAAAACGAGTCTTTGCATACTGGCGGAATGCCCACTCTTCATCAGCATCCATTCCATCACGAAGACCAACCCAGAACTGCTGGTCCATCATCGCAAACTCTTCGTCCGAAATCCCCTCAACACTCGGGAACTCATCGAAAAACCAGACCTTGAAAAACTCGCTCTCGTTGGCCCAACGCGCCCAAATGCGCTCGTTGATCTTTACGCCCGTATACGACTTCTCTCCAGTCGCACGAAACCACTCGCCACGGAAAAACTTCTTCCGCCGCGCCATCTTGTACGCCAACTTGCGAAACTTCTCCTGCTGACGAGTAGGCTTAAATCCAGGTGCTGCTGACTTCAGCCAATCCGATACTTCAGGATGAACCAAGTGCCCACTGTCGCTAATGCTGTCGCCCAGTTGCTTCGGAATTTCATACCCAATCCGCATATGAGGCGATGTAAACTTAATCTTGTCATCCTTGGACAAACTTCACCCCCTATTCAAAACCAATACCACACTTACGGAACACAACACATGAACAAACAATACCCACAGTGGATACCAGAAAGCAAAATCGTGAGGAAGCTGGTCAAAACTCAAAAACTCAAAAACCGCCAAAACAAGAAAACAAAAAAAGCTCAGGCTCGGCGCATGTCCCACCTAACCGACTTGTTCATCAAAGAATGGAGGGCACTCTCACAAGGCCAGCCCTAAAACGGAATCGCCTCATCCGCACCAGTAGAACCATTCGACGCAGGCACCACATGCCCACCACCTGTGCCCGCATCCTCAGAGCGTGAACCCAAAAACCGCACCGTGTCAGCCACCACCTCCGTGGCCTTCCGCTCATTACCATCACGGTCCTTGTACTCTCGTGTCTGAATACGGCCCTCGATGTACAACTGCTTGCCCTTGTTGCAAAACTTCGCCACATTCTCGGCCATGCGTCCCCATACCGTGACTGAATGCCATTCAGTATGGTCAACCCACTCATCACCCTCCTTGCGCCGGTCATTCGTAGCCACCCGCAAGTTCACCACCGCTGTACCACCAGCAGTCTTCCGCAACTCAGGGTCCATGCCCAATCGCCCCACCAAAATAGCCTTGTTTACACTCATCGCTTCTTCTCACTCCCTTTTTTCCGCCTCTCACGGATTTTTGAATAACCAATCGCAAGTGCCTGCTCCTTCGAGCCGACCTTGCCTCCCTCTCGGCGCATATGCGCACTCAAAAACTTCTCCTCATCGTCCGTCAGCTTCACCTTCCGACCAGCCATCAGTCACCCTTCAAGCTCATCGTCTCAACCATCAAGCTACGACGGCGACCAGATAGCCGCTGACCCGTAAATGGATTCGTGGCACTCATGCCAGAAACATCCACACCAGACGACTGACCACTCAGCCTTGGCAACTCATCCGCCACGCTCTGGCTCAACGGCTTCAACGCCTGACGCGGATTGCGCCGCCTCACGGCAATCACTTCCTTCGCCTGGTCCCGCGCTCTCTCAATGCGGGCCAATGTCTCCTTATCTACCGCCATCAATCACTCACCAACATCACGTCTATATCCCCCATAACCCTCTTCAATCGAGGCCATCGGATCAAATGTCGCCATCGTGCCAGCTTCACGGCCACGCCCCGCTACCTCGTCGGCATACGCAGACAACTCAATCGCGTCGAGCCGCAACTTCCGATCAATTTCCCGTGAACCCAATTTGTCCAGCCGCTCGTCAATCGATGACTCCCAATCGGCTGTCTGATCGTCATCCAGATTCCTCGGAGCACGAAAGCCGCGATACTCACGCTTTGGGGGCAACTTCGCCGCCTTCGCCGCCCTCGCCGCCAGAATCTTCTCCCGCGCCAACGCCAATGCCTCTTCGCCACTAATACCACGCGCCATATCAGCCTCCTGAATACACCATAACGTATGTCAATCCGCTTTCGCGCCAGCGCGGGCGAACTCGGGCTCTACGCGAGAAGCGCGAGCAGTAAACGACTCCCTGCCTTCATCAACGTAGCCTTGCAACTTGGCAAGATGGGTGCGGGCGTCATCGAACCGCCACTCGCCAAGAGCAATCGCCGCCTCTTTCGATAAGCTCTGTATTTCGTTGTATACAGTGAGTTTTCGATGTTCGTCAGCATACTTCTGACCAGCATCCCGAAGATCTGACTCTATTTCACCAGCGGCCCTGCCAGTTACTTTTGCTTGAGACCCGATCTGCTCCTTGACCTCCCTTTCAAACCCATACTTCCTGTTCAGGTCTTTGTAGGCGTTCTTAATCTTCCCCCTGCCTTCATCTATGTCCACCAACCGACCTTCCCACATCGTGGTGTTTCTCCAGTTGAGGTCTCCAACATGTTCCAAGTTGTATGCGTAAAGACCCGGCATAACTGTGTGGACATCCAGCATCGCACTTTCAGGAGCGCCTCGCTGCGCCTCTCCAAGAGCAGTAAACGCTGCTTCAATCTCCTCAGCGGTCTCGGGCAGACTCTTCGCGGCGGGCTCAGCAGCCGCAGCAGCCGCTGCCTTAGCCTTCTCAGCAGCACGTATCGCCTTATACACATGCGCCATCGCCTTTGCCGCTTTCTTCTTCGCACGCTTGCCCTTGCCAGCAGCAGCAACCGCCTTGACAACCTGATCAAGACCACCAAGCAATGGCTGAGGCTCCAACATGCGAGCCCTCAACTCAGGGGTCATCTCAACCCCCTTGAACTCAGTGGTGTATCCAGACCCCAAACCCTCTTCGCCAAATGCTCCGAAAAGATCCAACCGGTCCACCGAAACGCCAGTCACATCCTTCACAACACTCGGCAAAATCTTGTCGTAGAACTCTATGGCTGAACCTATAGGCATATGCGATGTCCTGTGGGCATCTACACCGCGAATGAACGCCACGCCGGCATATCCCTCTTCCGCAGCCATCCTCATGATCCGCTTCACTGCAAGGCCAGCCCACTCCTGGGTCTCCTTGAAGGGGGCGTCGGGAACGGCACCGCTACCACCACGCCTCTGTGGGTCTTGGATCATACGATCCACTTCTCCGAGTCCTGCCCGCGCCCGGATCTGATCGTCCGAGCCGTCAACAGCAGCATCCAACCGCTCAACCGCCCGTGCCCTCTGTTCTTGTAACCGCGCCACCTGTGCTTCTGCCTCTTGGGCTGTCGGCTGGTACCCACGCTCCCGACCCTCCTGGTGCCAGTCCGACTGGATCTCCTCAATAAACAAAATAAGGCGGCCCTTCAGGTCCACCCGATCCTTGTGCCGAAAGTGAACCAATACGTTGGGGGTGTCGTGGTGGGAAAGGGTGAATGAAAAATGCTCACGCGCCGCGTCCAATGCATCGCTCCTGCTCCGAGCAAATCCAGTCACAGTGCGGCCATTGGGCGCTTTAACTCCCCAATTCCTGGGCGCTGTCTCCTCAATCGTGTAACCCGCTTCAATCGGGTCCCGTTGAGGCAACGTAATCAATGTCTCTTGATAATTCTCCCCACCAGGAAGAGTCAGACCACCATACTGCGTAGCCGCACCCCCCTGCTCTTCCGCCAACTCCACCGCCGCCTTGTGCTTGGCTTCAAACTCCTTGAACTCTGAAGACTCCACAACCCTCTTGAAGGCAAGATACTCCTTTTCAAGTTTACGAGACATCTCTTCAGGCAACAAACCGCGCTCACGCAAAACATCGCGTCGGTGACCAACCTGATCAGTAAAGACACGAGGACTCCCCCTTGTCCCATGAATCAACTCAGGGTCCTGACCAAGTTCATGCAGCATCCCCTCAACTGCACCAAACGCCTCGTCAACCGCATACTGAGCCTCGCTCACCTCCTTGGAAACATGGCCAAGACGTACCTCGCCAACTTCCAGACGATTCTTCCCCAAATGAGCCAACACGTCAGCCCTCGATACGCTCCGCTCACCACGACCCTTCGCGGCAGACACAAACTCGCCTAAACCAGTCTCGCGTATCTCCGACTCCGTCACCCCACGACCACGAAATGAGTTCAAAATACCGTCGACACCCAGCTTCGTAGGCATCAACTCTGCCTCAGATACCAACTTCGACCGCCACAACCCACCACCAGATACAGCAGTAGACTCCGCCCGCTCAGGCTCAACCGCCCGCTCAGGCCTCGATACAACCTCACCAACCAACTCGTCAGCCGCTCGACCAGCCTCCTCAGCACTCACACCAGAAGACTCCAACGCGCCCGCTAACGAATCGCGAGAATCACCCAAACGTGCGTCACGACCAGAACCCTCGCCAGCAGACCACCGCAAAATGTCCAGCGCAGTCTCCCGATCACCGCCAACCTCAGAATCCGCCGCACCACCTACGTCAACTTCAGGATCCGGCCTCGTTACAGGCGATGCCGCCCCACCAATCACGCCACCAGACAAAAAACCCGCAATCATCGAGTTCACTATGTTGTCGAAACGCTCGCGAAACTCAATGTCCTCACTCGCAAAACCAGCCGCCTCAGCAAACTCACCAGAAAACTCCTGAATGACCTGCTGCGCTGCCTCCGTCACACCCTCAGTGCCACCACCACGAGCAGCCAACTGTGCCGTCCGCTTCACTATGTCAGAAGACAAACCACTCTTCGCAGGACCAAGGAGCTTCCCAACAGCAAAAGCGTCCAAACCAGCCATCACTGCACCAGGAACCAACGCGTACATCGCCGCATCGTCAGGCTCCATGCCCTCCTGATCTACCAAATACCCATACGTGTCGCCGTAATTCAACAAAAATGAACCGCCAACAGCACCACCAGTCGCACCACCAGCGACAGCACCCGCCGCTGTGCCCGGACCAGGAACAGCAGAACCAACCGCCGCACCACCCAATGCGCCCAAACCAGCACCACCAACCGTCATCGCTATCGAACCAACACCCTGGCCAACCGATGAACCCACGTAATCCAACAACGAACGGAAACCCTCAACATCCCTATACGTCGATACACGAGGAATAAACCGCTCACCCTCAGGCACCGAATCAACACCCTCAACTATGGCCTCGCCCAAACCACGCATCACGTCAGAACCAGAAACCCGGCCCAAACCCTCAATCGCTCGACCGCTCAACCTCGGATTGTCCTGAAAAATCGTGGAACTCAAAGAACCATGAAACTGATCCCAAAACCCACCATCAGCATCAAGCTCAACCCGCTCTACATCACGACCAGCAGGTGCCTCCTCCCTCCGCCGAGAACCGCCCAACTCCACCCCAACATACTCCTCCCACCACGAACGCTCCCCAGGCCGCAACTCCCCAACCTCCTCACCAACAATCCCGCCCGCATACGGACCAGACTCCCGCTCCCAATACTTGGGCGAAAATACCGAAGGCTCATCAGGCAAAGCCGTACTAAACCCGGCCCGCCACAAAGACTCCCGAACACCAGACAACTCCTCCCGCAATCGGTCAGACTTCGAATCGTTGTGCTCTCGCCACTCCGTCACCGCACGCACACGCTCGCTCTCGCCCAAATCACGCTCGGCTATGGGAAATGTCCCCCACTCAGCAGACAACATGGCGTTCTCGTACTCCAAACCCTCCAACTGACCCTCAAGCGAATCCTTGCGCGACAACTCAACGTCACCACCAAAGTCGCCAGACTCCACAACCTCAGACCGCGCCGGAACAACTACAGCAGGCTCAGGCTCAGGCTCCGAATCCGCTGGGCCCAACATCGAACCCGACAATATGAAGTCTTCCGTTGCCACGGATCACGCGCCCAGTACCGTCACCGCCACCGTGCCAGTAGGTGCAGTCGAACCAGCAGTACCAGCCTCCTGTACAACCGCAATGCTCACATACTCAGAGTTCTCACCAGGAGCGCCATCAGGAAAATAAAACTCTACCGACGTGCCAGCAGGAACCTTCAACGCCATCCACGGATCCGTTGACCCTACCGTCGCATCGCTGGAACCAGTGTAGAACTTGATGTACACGTCCTCAGCCGTGTTCGATGTCGCATCAGCAATCACGCCGTAGATCGTCGGTGTGTTTTTCGCAAAAATGTTCGAGTTCAAGGTCCCAGTCTGAGCAGACTCCTTGAAAAACAACGTCCCTCGCGGACTTACAAGCGTTTGAAGATAATCAGCCACAACGAACCCCTATTTGTACATAATGTGAATCAATACGCTGGTATCAGGTGCCGTCGTGCCACCAGTGCCCTTCTCTTTGACGCAACGCATCGACAAACCAGTCGAAAACGAAAGACCACCAGGAAAAGACAGCGTCGTCACAACGTCCGTAGGAATCTTGAAAATGTAGTCAGGTGACGTTGAGCCAGGGTCAATCCCACCATTCGGCAACGTGTCATACAACTTCAGATACACCACCGTCTGAGTGCCGCCTGCCGTCAGATTGTCCACGAAGATGTTGTACACCGTCGCAGCACCAGAAGTGATGTTCTGAACAGTGGTGCTCGCCAGAGCCGTCTCATACGCGAACTTGTACGTGAAGTTCGAATCAGTAAACTGTGTCGTCGCCATGCTTCACTCCATTGAGACAATCAACGCTAACCGAGCACAACTTTACCGCATCGAGCCACAGAAGCAAATCAACCACAAAAAGGACCCCATGAAGCAAAGCAACATGAGGCCCCTAAGGAAGTGCGCAACTAAGCAACACCGCCCACGCCGCCTGGAATAGCAAGGTGGACACCCATCACTACTCCACGCAAACAATAACGTCAACACCAACGAAAGTGGGTCCTACCGGAGCAACTCGGCAGAACCCACAAACAAACAACCAGATGAAGGACCAGAACCCTCGTACATATCTTAACGAAACAGGCTCACCACGGCAAGTCACTCTCAGCGCCTACGCGAAAGACCGATACCAACGTCTGAGAAACCCGATTCCACCAATCATCCACAGGTACAGACGAAGCCACCCGTAAACGTACCGCTATCTTCGGACCACGATCACGCTCCGAATACAGGTCCCAAACCTCGTGATGAACCACCAAGCTGTCGTCCCGCAACACACCAGCCATTACCAGCGCATCCAGAACGCTCTTACAGATATTGTCTGAATCAGGCTTCGATGGCTTCAACAACACACCATCAGGATCCTTCTTCCGCAACAACCGCTTCGGCCTCGGTGCCAATGAAATGATCTCGACCTCTACAGGATCATCAATTGGCGCATCTTGCCAATACGACGACATCACTACCGCCGAAGACCTCTCCCAATCCGCCGTCTTCTTAGGTGTGTACATGCGCACATACCCCCCAACAGCCGTGCCCTTCGCCCTGCCCTTGCCAATCGGTGAACCTGGAACCACGCACTCGTACAGCCACTCACTCATCCGATACCTCGCATATGGACTTCAACATCAATACCAAACGCGACATGTCAGGCATGTCCTCATTGTCAGCACGCGACATCTGAATCCAATCAACCTGCCTGTAAAACGCCAGAATCATCTGAGTGTGCCCCCGATAGTCCCCAAAGCGCTCCAAAGCCCAGCGCAAATCCAGCATCCCAGGTACGCCCTTGCACCACGTAGGTACCTGCTTCCAATCCTCTGTCCTCATCGACTGAGACGACAACCACGAATACCAGGCGCATAGCGCAGACCGTAAATGAAGCTGTACCTCCAAGGATGTCGATTCACTTTCTCTTTGCACCACGCATCCTCAATGGAACCAAGTCATCAATCACAAACGGCTTGTATCCGTCCTTCCACTCGTCCCACAACATGAACTGCAAGCAACGCTCCGCTTCATCCACAGTGCAGAAAAACTCAGCCCCTGAAGCCTTTGTCGTGCGATTCAACATCTTCACCATGACATTAGGAACCTTGTCTGGGTCGCTCAGGTACAGCCGACCAATCCGTGTCCAGAAATCCTTCCTCCAGCGATGCCTCTTTGTGCCAAAGATGACCCGAGCCATTTTGGACTCCGCAAACGCCATGCCCATCTTGTGGACCTTTGGAAGAGTTCTTCTGATTTTCCACCATTGTTGGCCATCTACCGAAGAGCCAATATCGAAAAACGCCCTGTGGATAAACCGACAGATCAACTCATATGTCGCCTGGTGAACGCCCTTTCCGTAGTACCGCTGAGCCCGACTATCCATGTACGCCTTGCGCTTGTTCCCATCTTTGGGAAACACACGGTAGAAACCCTTCACCAGTTCCCTGATGCCCTGGTCATACCAGAAGATCACCGCAAGCCTTCCGGTCGGGTCAGATATGGCCACTTGACCAAAACCCTGATCAGCGCCACCCCTGCCTTCAGCAGCCCACTCTTGGGTCTCAATCGCCTTCTGTCGAACCCGACCATTCAACTCTTCGTCTACCGAGTACCACCTAAGCGTCCTCTTGCTGGCAAACATGGATGTCTGCTTCTCGCGCAGCACGTCTAAAAAGGTCTCTGGTAGCCCATTGTGCTTGCACACGATGTCGCCACTCCGAAGCCACTTCCTGGCCTCCCACGGAACCTGCGTCAACTCGACAAAGGACAAGCTCTTAGACGGACCAACACTCAATGCTTCTCTATAGGTATTGATCTGGTCACTGTCTTTGACCGGCTTACCTAACACGCCGCTGATGCCCACCTTTGGGTACAGGCTTTCAACGCAAATGAACTGCTTGTCTTCCATGCTGTAATCTCTCTCTGAACCCTTATATCACAGAACAGACCTCCAACAACATCACGCTACAACCTGCATAACTCTCATTTACTATCACTATCATCATCAAACTCCCCAGGGGGGAGCCTTTTTTCTGCATTTTGCGGCGCTGGGGCCCCCCGCATCGCGCGTGTGGGGTCCTTGGCGGCGGTTTCGGGGTTTTTGACCCCTGGCAGGCTCTGCGTCCAGCGTTTGGGGTCCACGCGCCGCGCGGGGATCGGGTGGTGGCATCGTCGCCCAGGGCAGCAGCACCCACCGCACCCACCGCACTACCACTACCCCAGGGGGGGGCCTCAGCAGCAGCGGCGGCAGGGCATCCGGCCCCGCTGAGCGTGGCAGCCAGGGCGACCAGGGCGGCGGCCCGCCGGATGGTGGGCAGGGCGGCGAGGATGAGGGTGGCGACCCGGCGACCAGCGGCGGTGACCAGGGCGACGAGAAGAAGAAGCGCGCGCACGAGGGGAGCGGTCACGGCCTTGTCGGCATCAACCACCACCACCGGGGGGGCATCGATCGCATCGACCACCACCACCGGGGGGGCCACCGTCACCGCCTGTGCGGGGAGCAGGGGCACCACCACCGGAGCGGCGGGGGAGCGAAGAGCGGCGGCACGGGACCATGCGACGAACCTGCCAGTGCTGACGCACCGGGCACGCTGCCTTGAGTCGGCGGCGGGGAGGTTCGAGAAGGCGATCCGTGCGAGCATGTGTACCACTAACCCGACCTGCCCGACCGTCAACCGCATGGGCAAGGAAAAGTTTTTTTGCCTGTCTAAACGCTGTACGTCGAGCCTGTCCAAAAAATAATGCCTAACCTGCCCTTGACGTTTGGCTCCCGCCCGGTTCTATTCAGTGGGTCAGGCTCTTTCACATCAACGAAACCTCGGACCCCACCGGGTCCCGAAACACCCCCCGCAGTCTGCCGACACGCAGGAACGGCGATAGGGGGTGGCGGACCCCCACTGGACCGAGGCGGAATAGGACACAGGTGGCAACCCCTTAGCAAAGCGGGGTACAACAGCGAAGCGATGACCCCCCCCCGGGGGACGAGCCGAGCCGCCCAACAACCGCAACCGTCAGCACGGTGCACGAGTGGCCTCCCCATGGGAGGGCGTGCATCCGAGGCGCAAGCGCGAGTAGGGTAGACCGTACCAACGTGAGAGGCCCCCCTGTGTGAATCGTCCCCCGCGAATAGCTGTGCCGCAAGGCATGCGGGGGAAGAGTCGGGATTTATCCCGGCGATGCTATACGGGTGAGTTCTCCGCACCCGCCAAGACGGAGAGGCAGGCCACCGCGTCCTAATCGCGGCCCCCCAAGACCATGGGTCAGGGGGATGCACACCCCCCATCACGGGGGGAGCACGGAAAGGTCGGGGCGTAATGCTCGCCCCCTGATGATGGCCCAGCAGGGCCGAAACCAACCACCCCCGGAGCAACATGTCCACCACCTTCAACTTCAACTCGACACGCAGACACCCGCGTTCCCTCGCATGGTACAAGAGGCGCTGGCAGCACCGCATCAACATGGCCGCCGGGTATATGGACACCGCCATCGACCACCTTGAAACCGGCATCGCCCGAATCAAGGCCGGTGAGCAGTCCTATGGGCTGAGAACACAGGCAACGCGGGCCGACGAATTCCTTCGCGAGATCGACAAGTACCAGCGGCTGATCGATGGCCGCCCGACCCGAGAGGAGGAATCGGAAACCCGTGCCCGTGAGCATGAGGCCCGCATGGACGCAGAGGCTCACCGCGAGCACAGCGGTGGCTGGGCTGATGATGAGTTCAACGCCCGGTATGACGACATCCGTGAGCGGTACGCCGGAGAGCTTGCCGACCTTGACCGCAACTAACCAACCACCCACCGGGGGGCTTGCCCCCCACCAAGGAGCAACATGCCCACCACCGCCCCAAGCCCAAACAAATCGACATCGCGCGACGGCAGCGTGGTCAAGATAAGCTGCACCTGTGGGTGTAGCTACGGGCTCACAGCCATCACCTCAGAATGGTCGCAACCGTGGCGCCAGTACGTCACAACCACAAAAGTGTTCTGCACCGATTGCGGCACCACCGCCTGAACCACCCACCGGGGGGCAGCCCCCACGGAGCAACCATGTCCTACACCTTCGTCATCTACACCGACTACGACGGCTCGATCAAGTCCGGCAGCGTGCCCCGAAAGCGGGCCCGCCGGTAACGCCACGGGGGAGCGCATCCCCCGCCACCCATAGCCGCCGCCGGGCTCCCCCCTGTGAACAGAGGAGGGGGGTTGAGCCCAGGCGTGTGGCGAACCCCATTGTATAGCAACCCTTCACAATCAACCCAGGATTATAAAATGCCACGTTTCACATTCCACACCGACCCCGGCCACGGCTGGCTCGAAGTGCCACTCGCCATGCTGCGCGACCTGAACATCCACAACAAGATCAGCGCCTACTCGTACAAGGACGCGGTCAATGCGTACCTCGAAGAGGACTGCGATGCGGCCCTGTTCCTCGCTGCCTTCGCCCTGAAGCATGGGCTGCCACCGAACCTCAACCACGCGTACTCGTCGATGAACTCGTTCATTCGCAACCTCCACCCATACCAGGGCTGAGCATGAACACCGGGCCGTATCAAACCTGATACCCTCGCAGCACGCCAAACGCAGGCGGGGGAGCACACGCAGCCCGGCACCCTCAAACACCGTCAAAACCGCTTGACGTGTACAGATCTCCAGACAAACCGGACCATGATAGTTCGGTCAACAGGGCACCGGGTGCCATTGCGGGACAAGCCCAGGCGGCGCAACGACTGAAAACAGGGCCGGGACCGAAAACAGACCGGCACGGGCCGAATCCGAAGGGGCTAAACGCTGTACATGGAGCCTGTTAGAGGGGCTGGGCTGAAAACTCTATCCAAATTCGCCATTCGTTTACAATCCTGAGTTCATTGTAAAGCATATCCATACAATCGTTTTCGACTTTCTGTTGTCGCGTAAAGGGTTGGCCCTAAGGTATCGCATGAGGGTTGGCCGAGGTTAGGCATTTTCCGTGAAAACCGGTCCACATTGGCACTTGGGCAGGTTTGACGGGGGAGAATATGTGAACAGAGGTTAGGTAACGGCCCTCATTTTGTCCCAACCGTCCCCCATCTTTTGGCCCTTTGTCCCGAACGGTGGGACAGCGGGTAGCGCAGGTTCAAGCTCCACAATCGTGGCTGTCCCAACCTCAAAACCGAAAACCGCGTTCAAAACTTTCACCAGACATTTCTGCTCTGAATTCTCTCTCTCAATTATCTACTTTCTGTACTGTATACTATACCATCCTTAGAGTAAGGTTAGGACAGTAGGACAGTAGACGATAGCCTGGGTTCAACCGGCATTTTCAGCCGTCCCAGGGTACGGGACACTTGTCCCACAAGGGGACCAGGCAGTCAACGGATTCCCCTAATAATCCATTCCGGCCGCGCTAACCCATCCCCACCGCGTCCCAAGACAGGGACCAGGGTCCTACGGTCCCCAAACACCGGAAACGTCCTCAGCAGCCCTTCACGGGCTCGTAATCAACAACCAGCCGGGAGCACCAGACTCCCACGGAGCAACACCATGTTCAACTGCCAGACCATCCTACTCGTCTCGGGAACCGCCCGGGTCTTCTCTGCGTCCATCGACGCTGTATCCTCCGCTGATGCGGCGCTCCGGTTCGCCGGGCGTGTCGCCGCTGCGGCTCTCGTCAACGTCGGGGACTCCCTCGATGTGCTTGTCAATGACCGCGACCTCATCGTCGCGACTGCCCCCCAGGCCCTCGGTGTGGCCGTTGCGCGGGAGGTGGCAGCATGAAGGCGAAGACCCGCCCCGCGCTGTTCGGCTGGACCAGCAACTTCAACGCACACGGAACCCGCAGGCGTGTATATCAGATCACCGAGCCCGAGTCGGTGCGGGTGTTGGATGACGGCACGGGCCAGGACCCAGGCAGCGACCGCCACCGGGTGTGGGCCACCTTAGAGGACGTGTGGGTTGGTGCGAGCCTGGCGGTCGGTTGGACCGAGTGGGTGGTCTGGACCAAGGGCTACAGCAACCACGGCAATTCGAGCCACCGCCGCACCTTCGACACCTTTGACGCCGCCGAGCGTCACATCAAGCGATGGGCCACCCGCCGCTGGCGCGTAACCATCGAAGCCAGCCTGCGCCCGCGCCGTGCCGTACCCGACAGCAACGAGAACTACTACGCCCACTCCGGCTGTGACCGATGCATCTGCGGATGCAAGTATTGGCACGCCGACCTCTGCCACTCATGCGGCGAGTCGTTTGACCCAAACAACCCATCACCCGGCGACTATGACGACGCCTGAACCACCAACCGGGGGCGCAAGCCCCCAGCCCAAGGAGGGCAGCATGCTATCAGTCAAGACAGTAAATCAGGCCACCGAGGCAGCCCTTGCCCCCGCCATCGATGCCTGGCGCGCACGCTTTGAGGCCGGCAAGGCATTAGGAGACCGGAAGGCCCTGCGGGCGCTTATGGGCGAGATATCCGCTGCATATGATGCTGAGTGGGCCAAGCAGCATACGCGGATATTAGACCTCGCCTGGCAGGCGGCCACCGCCGAGGCCCCCACATACCGGCGAGAAACGGCATGGTTTAACCCTGTCGGCTTCCGCGACCGCGACTACCGCGCCAACTGTAGTGGCCGCGCCAAACGCGACGTAAAGCGGGCTGTGGGTGCCTTTGCCAAGCCCACACCACAGCCTAACCACCTCACCGGGGCGCAAGCCCCCACCACGCCCAAGGAGGGCACCGATGACTAAACGAACATATCTCGACCTTGGACTATCCGATGGAGGTGAATCCCTGAACTTGCGAACGAAGGAGATTGTGATGCCGCCACGAGGCGAAGCCATGACCCCGAAAACAGAACAGATCGCGACCCTTCTCGCTGGTGTCGATGATCCCCGATACCGGAACCACCGTGCCACTAAGCGCTTGCGGTCTATTGCCAAAGCGTCCGGTGCCGAAGCCGCCGAGGTTGAGGCGACCGCTATGGTGATGGCCCTACAGGTCGAGAAGCTGATCGCCGCACCCAGCCCGACCGATGACGCGACTACTGCCTTGCGGTGGGTAGCAGCGAACCTCTAAACCACTGACCTTCGGAGCAACCATGTCCCCCTCTACCCTCAAAGTCCCCCGCTTTTCCCTCACCCCATCCCGTGGCTTTCCCGGCACCCTGGAAGCCAAAGCTGGCGAGTGGGCCGGCGAGGGCAGTGTCTTCGGCGTCTACGCTGACGGACAGCGCTGTGTGCTGGTTCCGCAGTCCAACGTCAAAACCCTCATCAAGCGGTTCCGCGTGCTTGAACGCAAGGCCGAGAAGCTGGGGATGAACGCTCCACGGCTGGCGCACGTCGGTGAGTTCGCGCACAGCAAGCGCGACGAGTACGGCGGACATCGCTGGCATCGGTTCGCCGTCTACCTGTTGACCTCCTCACCTGTGCACTTCAATGGCTGGAGCTTCGTGGCCGCTATCCAGCACCTCGCTGGCGATGATGGCGAGTATCGGAACCTTGTGCGCTCATCGCCTTGGTACGAGGGTGCGTCCGTGAGCCCGCTCGTTCGGTCCTCGCGCCCGGTGTGTGAGCATTGCAACACCGCGCGCAAGCGCAACGACACCTTCGTCATCGAGCACGACGATGGCCGGCGGCTACAGGTTGGGCGGCAGTGCTTGGCCGACTACCTGGGTGAGGCGGACGGCTCGCAGATCCTGCGCTATGCATCGTTTGAGCAAGCTCTTCGTGACCTACGTGACGAGGCCGATGGCTGGCAGTCCGGTGGTGTTGATGGTTGGAACGTCGAGCAAGTGCTTGGCGTGACGGTGGCGAGCATCCAAACCTATGGCTGGACCTCGCGAGGCAAAGCGCGGGACCAGGGTGGTGGGGCTACTGCTGACCATGTCCTGCAAACCCTGTTGGCGTTGGGCTCAACTGATGGTGCCTTCCAACAAGAGCTTGAGCTTCGCAAGCTGTGGGACGGTGCTCAGGGTTCATCGAGTGACCGACCCTGGGACGCTGACGCGGTCGAGCAGACTGCGGACGCGGTGGTCGAGTGGACCGAGGCTATCGCTGAGGACACCGACAACGACTACCTGTGGAACCTGCGGGTGGCGTGTTCGATGGGCTTCGTGACCTGGCGCGAGATGGGAATCGTGTGCTCCGCTGTCTCAGCGTGGCAGCGTGACCAGCGCCAGTCCGAGCGCGAGGAACAGCGAGCGGTTGCTGCTGAGGTGTCGGCCCACATCGGGGCCCCTGGGGACAAGTTCGGGCGCAAGCTCTCGGCTGCTGACAAGCGCAAGGGAGTCGAGTCGCATCCTGCTTTGGGTGTGACGGTGACCGATACCCGGCTCATCGAGGGGGACTACGGAACCTCTGAGTTGGTCTCGATGGTGGACAGTGAGGGCAATGTGCTGAAGTGGTTTGCCACTGGCCACGCCAAGGACACCGAGAAGGACAGGGTGACGGTTGGCCGGAGCTACAGCCTGGTCGCCACGATCAAAGGTCACGGCGAGTACCGTGGCGTGAGTGAAACCAAGGTGAACCGCTGCGTCCTGACTCCGGCGCAGTGAGCGTTTGCTGGGCCCCTGGGGAAACCTGGGGGCCACCTCCCGCTGTGACTCGTGTCCGGCCAGAACCCCCAACTCCTTCCTTTAGGTGAGAGGTGAAGTTCTCGCCCCTCACCAACTCAACTACCCGAGTCGAGCATGAACGCTACACACTCCTTTCCGCCGCTTAACCGCATGCCCTACACCGGCAGGGCCAAGAACCCCACCGTGAAGGTCACAGACCCCTACACGGGCGCAGTCTACAGCGTGCCCACGTTCTGCCTGGCTACAGGCGTAGCCCTCACCGACGATGATCGTCGATGGTGCGGCTGGGACACGCACTACACTCGCGAGTACGTTGTGTCCATACTTGGATGGGGCGGGGGTGGGCGATGAGCAACATCCAAACCTGGCTCGACTGGCTTGTGGCCCACCAGATCATCAGCCGCACCGAAGCCAAGCGGTATGCTCGGATGGACAAGCGCGGCGAGAAGTTCACCATCAAGGTCGCAGAGCAGCGCAACGGTGTGCTGACTGTCGAGGGTGACGGCGAGGCCCTTCGTGTGGTCAAGGCAGGGGGTGCCAAGTGAGCGCACCATTCAACCTTCACGACATGGCGACATGGAGCGTGCAGCAGCTTGAGGAGGCTGTGCGCCTGGCTCCTCATCTTGACAAAGACCGCAGCGCGAACCGAGAGGTCTGGCTGGGCTGTTTTGCTCAGGCCGAATTGACCCGACGCAAACGCTGCACGGAACCCCAACCCTAAACCTTTCCTTGTTACCTAACTTGACGGACCTGTTTTTCCCGTTAGGTAAGGGACACCAACCGGAGCAACCACATGAAGCCAAGCCAAGCCAACTGGAAAGCCATCGACCTCACGGGCATCGTCTTGCGTCAAGAGCCCGCCTTTATGACCGTGATCATCGTGCCGTGTATGGGCCCAGATGGCCGGTGCTGGCAACGCTTCAGCCACCAACTCCTCCAGTGGAGTACCCCCGATGTGAACGAGGTGGTCGATGAGGTGGACGCGGGCTGGAGCAACCCGGACATCAAGGTGGAGATCCTGACCCAGGACCTGCCACTCACTGAGACTGGTCAGCTTGACCCGTTCTCAATCCTCTAACAATCCAACAACCACCGCGAGGCATGCGCTTCGTATCGGAGAGAGAAGATGGGCAAGAACCGAATCATCACCGTCGAACCAGTAGCTGAGTTCACCGCACAACTGAACGAAGACGAGACCATTCTCGTAATCGAGGCGCTGCTTCTATTCACGGAAGATCATGTCAGTGTCCAGGTGGCCGACAAGATCACTGCCCTCGTCAAACGGTTGGACAGTGAGTTCGACGCACACGTCAGGAAGACACTGATCACCGTCGACAAGAGTGAAGAATAAACAGAGAAACCAGAAAGGAGAAACCAATGGCCCAGAGCAACAAACGAATCGACCCCTACACAACCATCACTGACTCTATCATCACGGCTCTGGAGGCTGGGGTTCAGCCCTGGCGTGCCCAGTGGGTGGGAGTGGGTGGCTCATCCCTGCGCCCCGTGAGTGGTGCCAGCGGCAAGGTGTACAAGGGCATCAACGTCCTGCTGTGCTGGGCGACCTGTCAGGCCATGGGCTACTGGTCGAACACCTGGCACACCTATGGCGGAGCCAAGAGCAGGGGCGGCCAGGTTCGCAAGGGCGAGAAGTCCACGCGCATCGTCAAGTGGCTGTTCTTCCCGGCCAAGGATGGGAACGGCAAGCCGCGCATAGCGAGCAACGGCGAGCCGATCATGATCCCGTACCCGAAGCTCTACGCGGTATTCAACGCATGTCAGATCGATTGGGAAGAGGGCAGCGAGTACGCGCCTGGTCCTGAGCCGACCATCGAGGACCATGATGGGTCAGTGGCTGGGGATACCTACGACCGCGCTGCTGAGGTGCTGGGTGGATGGTCGGAGGTGGTCACGGTGAACCATGGCGGGAACCGCGCCTGCTACTCTCCGATGGACGACTCCATCCGACTGCCAAAGTTCGAGCAGTTCAAGGATGAGGGTTGCTACTTCTCGGTAGCCTTTCATGAGGCTGGGCACAGCACGGGCCATGAGTCCCGGCTGGACCGGCAGTTCGGCAAGCGGTTTGGCGACAACGCCTATGCCGTGGAAGAACTGGTGGCTGAGTTGACCGCCGCGTTCCTGTGCGCTGACTGTGGAATCAGCCAGCCGGAGGAGCCGAGAGCGGACCATGCCACCTACCTGGCCTCGTGGCTCAAGGTCTTGAAGAAGGACAAGAAGGCCATCGTGACCGCTGCGTCACAGGCTGAGAGGGCGGCCAAGCTGATCATGGCTGCGTCTGGCGAGGCCGCCGAAGAGGTGGACGTTGCCGCAAAGTAACCACAGGAGCAGCGAATAGCTGCCGCAGTCTGGGGCCTGCGAACCAAAGCCCCACACTTTTCCACAACTCACCAGAGGCGAACAATGAGCAACCACACACCCGGACCATGGACCATGACCAAGCAAGAGGATGTGCGCGCTTGCGGCGCTGTCCGTAGCGCAACGAACATAGACGGCACTGTTGACGGATTCGAGCGTCACGGAGACGGCAACCTTGTTGCTACTACGCACACCCCACGAAGCACCCTGGCCAAGAGCCCTGAGCAACAGGAGCGGCTGCGTGCCGCCAACGAAGCCAACGCCCGACTCATCGCAGCGGCACCCGACCTGCTGGCCTTGGCCCTGCGCGTGGTCGAAACGGCAACGGTGTGCCGAGACTGTGAATGGGAAGTGCTGAACCACGAACTCGTCCAACTGCTGACCAGCCTGGAGAGCGAAGCAAGGGAAGCAATCAACAAGGCCGGAGGTGCCAGATGACCGACGAGAGATACACCCGCCCGTGGGAGATATGGTGAGCTGTTGTCGTTGGCCACGGCCCCAAAGGGACGTGCCCCGCTGGCAGTTTGCCGGTGTTCACGGTCGACAACGAAGAGGAGGCCAAGCTGCTCATCACGCTGGCCTGTCCGATGAACTACGACGGGGCGCATTTCGCCCCCGAGCTTGCGGATGAGCAGACCCTGGAGAACCTAACCACGTTCAGCGACCGGCTGGACGATCTATACCGGCGATTCATCGCCAAGGCAGGAGGTGCCAAGTGAGCAAAGCCCCGACACATGCGGAGTTCAACCTGGCACCCAAGCACGAGCATTCCTCTACCGAATGCCCCGAGTGCGGGTACCGCCAGGAAGAGGCCGATGATCTACACGACGAAGGGAAGGCCGACAGCCCCCATGTGTGGTTGTTGGAGCACATCAAAAAGCCTGTGGGGTCGGGCTACTCAGTAGTGTGGTGTCGATACGAGTGTCTCAGGTGCAACCGTGGCGGAACCTTCTCGGTGATGGGACCACGGACAACCGACGACCTGGCACGCAAACAACGCGATGCCCAGGACAGAGGCAAGTTGTGACCCATGTCCGGCAAATGCCCTTTTTCCCGATCTGTCTGGTGAAATCAACCAGAAACCAACAACCAACAACCAGGAGCCAGGAACCTATGGACCCCATTTTTGTCCTCAGGCTGCACACCGAGTATGAGCCAACCGGCCTGCTTGGGGTGTTCAGCGATGAGGGCCTTGCGGTGAAAGCCGCGCATGAGTTCATGGAGCATCGTCATGCTGATGGCGAGAGCTTTGTGCTCATCGAAGCCGGCCGCAAATGGTCGTATGAAGACTACGCCCAAACCCTTGTGGTCGAGGAACGTGTCCTCAACACAGGCACATGCCGTGGAATCGAGTTCTGTCGTTACAAGCTGAACGACTGAAGCTCAAAGACATACCGAGTCACCGAGACACCTCTACGTGGGGGGGCATCCCGCGCAACCATTTGATTGAGAGACTATGGACCCACAACCTCTATTCAAAGTCATCGACTACCGCAGTGTTCGCGGCGAAGTGAATCATTACATGAGTCAAGGCAATCGCCATGAGATGCGGGCCATTGGCCAGTTGCGTTCTGATGGGACGTATACCCCAGTGACGACTGATGATGCCGCATCGAACCTGTCTAAAGTCGAGCCAGAGAAGTTCTTTCCGGTTGGTTTGCCCAGGAACCCTGTGTACGCAAGGGTGACTGTGCGCCTACTGAATGAACTCTTTGAGGCCAACCCTGATCCCAGCCCGGAAGAGATCAAGGACGCATCCCGAGCCGCATGGTTTGAGATTTGCGAGGCCGCTCGTAAGCACCAACAGAAGGGCCAATAGGCCAAGGGTGGGGGCCTGCCTGTTCGGGCCCCCGCTCCCCATCCTTTTCTTTTCTTACCTACCTAACTTGACCAACCACCCTCACGCCGTTAGGTGTGGGAACAACAACCAGAACGGAGCAACACACAATGCCTACGATTCACGATTCACTGATGGACGCGTTCAAATCGTCTCCGATTGTAGTCAGCGTCTTCTGTGGGGCAGGGAGCGAGCCCCCAAACGGGGAGAACCTCGTCTACAACCGAGCCAATGAAACATTCTATCTTCCCAACAAGGAGCCCACCTCCTTCTCCCGCTTTGGCGAGCCTTGGTGTACCCAGGAAGTCGATGCTCACATTGACGATGTAGACACCTTTGACACAGATGATGCTGCCCGAAAGCTGGAGAAGGAAGGATGGTCATTCAATGGTGAGAAGTGGTGTTGTCCACACTGCACCAAGCGCATCGCAGGGGGTGCCAAGTGAGCTTCCTCATCACTGATACTCTCAGATTCACTCTCACCGTCAAGAGGGAAGATACAGCGTGGCGGGGCCAACACTACGACAGCTTGGCCCGCATCGAGATCCCGGTAGAGATTCCCATCGACTGGGATGG